TCCCAAGATTAGGTCAGTCGCATAGATAGATGTAATCCCTGTTTGTGCTGCATCTACTGCGAAATCTATTGTATTATCGCCATCTTGATAAGTAACTGTAATACCGCTCTCTGTATTACTTGAAACCATCGCGCCTGCTGTATCTGCAATATACTCCGCTAATGTAGTTCCATCAACTGTATAAGCATCAGCCTCAAGAGTGCCGTCAATATCTGCGTCACCGCTAATATCTAATGTAGCAGCATCTAACTCTCCTGTTAGTGTGATATTTCTAAAAGAAGCAGCATCTTTATTTGAATCTACTACAACTGCTTTAGAAGCCGCTACTGTCCCTGCTGTAATTCCGTCCAGCATTTCTAATTCAGCTTCTGCTAATTCAGCACCTGAACCAAGTGTAAGAGTGCCTGTAACTGTAAGATTATCATTAACTGTTACTTCGGAAGTTGAATGACCTATTGAGATCGGAACACCTGAAGTTGCAGTGCCTATAGTAATACCATTTGAAGTATTAGAATTATCTATATTTAAAGATGTTGTCGCATCCAATGAAATAGTTGTACCGTCTACAGCAAGAGTTCCATCTATATCTGTATTATCTAAATTAGCAGTACCATCAACATCTATATCTCCTGCCAGATCAATTCCGGCAGCTCCTGCCAAGACTAAATCATCTACTGATGTATCCCAAAGCATGTAAGCACTGGCAGTGTCTCCAAAGAACTTAACATCATATCCAGTATCATCAGCCCCTACAGTAACAGTATTATCTATTTGGACAGCGCCGTCAATATCTACTGCATCAAGGTTGGTTGTTCCGTCTACGTCTAAGTCACCATTAAAGTCTGCGTTACCGGCTAGTGTTAATGTCGATGCCATGTCCACAGCACCATCAATATCTACAACATCTAAATTAGCGGTTCCATCAACATCTAAATCACCTGCGAGGTCAATGCCTGCCGCACCAGCTAAAACCAAGTCGTCCGTTGATGTGTCCCAAAGCATATATGCACTGGCAGTGTCTCCAAAGAACTTAACATCATAACCTGTATCATCAACGCCTACAGTTATAGTGTTGTCTACTTGAATAGCTCCATCAAGATTTGTAGTTCCTGAGACAGTAAGCCCGTCTGTCGTTACTGTACCATCGAAATAAGCGTCTTTAAATTCTAATGAGCTTGTGCCTAAATCTATATCATTATCTGTTACTGGTACAATTGCCCCGTCTTGAATTCTTATTTGCTCTACGGCTGCTGAAGATACTTCAACAAAAACACCCCAACGATTATTCGTACTATCAGCGACAATTTTATTAAGGAAGTCCTGATCTCCGATTGTATGGATATTACCGCCTTCTGCGGCAGTCCCGTCATGCTGATGCCCCGTTGTTCCGCTTGAAGCGTATGCAAAAGCATTTAAAAGCTGATTATACTCGTCATTAAATAATGCGGCTGTAATCGTATCGCCGTCACTAAATGAGCTTTGTCTGGTATAGGTTGTTCCCATTCTTATCTCCTACCTGAAGGCACATAATCAATATACATCCCATTTATAGAATAGGGAGCTTTTTGATCGTCACTAAATATTTTAAAACTACACGCATGTCCACTTCCCTGTACCGCCTGCCTAACCATAGGGTCATTTGAGGCCCCAAGAACAGAAGTATTAAATACTGCTGTTCCAAAAAGAGAAGGAAGCGCAACACTGCTTAATACATAATCCCCTGGTTGAGGAATGTTTGAATCTTGATAATCATATCTAACTCTTAATGTAGGCTGAACATCTCCTTCTGGAGAAAGAGACATCTTTACATATTGTAAAGTTTTTCTTGTTCCAGAGTCTCCAAAATCTAAATTAGGAGTTTCATATTCTGCTACGATATTTGTATCTGTTCCTGCTGGAGTAAATAAATTTCCTGCGTCGTGGTTATATACATAGCCGTCTTTGTCTCCATGATAAAGTTGTTCTACTCCATTATTATCTAGTCCAGAAGCCATTGAATGCGCTTGTATTCCTAATGTTTCTGACCATTCAAAACCATTAGGAGTAAGTGTTCCTATTATTCCTTTAGAAGTTGCAGAAGCGTCTGTAGCGTTAGAATAAAATAATCTATACTGAGACTTTCCTCGTAATACAGCACTTGAAATTCTATAAGTATTGATACTTGAAGCAAGAGAACTAACCAAAGACTGTATTTGTCTACTAACAGAACCTAGCTCTACGTCACCAATTCTAGCAGTACCCGCTATAGTACGAATACCATCCGAACTCAAGAAAACCAAGTCGCCTCCGATTTCTTGAATGCTTGCCCCGTCCAAACAGCCTACATTTTTAGTAATAGGCGTAATAACGATTGTACTAGAATTATTAATATTTTGTAGTTTATAAATTGAATTTGTACAAAATATAATTAGATCATCTCTAAAGCTTTTCAATCCTACAACTTTATCATCTAATACAATACTGCCTGAACCAGTACTTGAAAAATCATCTATATCACTCGTACCACTATAATAAACCGTATTAGGCGCTGTTGCTGCCCCTCCGACAACTAAATGTTTGTCGTGTATTACGCAGTATTTAGGATAAACAGTACCGCTTACAGTAATTTCTTTACAGAAATAAGTTCTACCACTTAAAGCCCCTGAACCCGTCATTTTAAAATACATGGGCTTGACACCAGAACCCCTGTCTGTGATAATCATTTCACCGTAAGTCGTGTCTCCTTCATAAAGAGCAAAGACTGCCAATCCTTGAGAAGTTCTAGCTAAAGCGCTACGACCTGTAAAAGTACTATAATTATCTCCTCCTCCTGCTACACTATCTCTATTAATCTGTAGCCAGCTATCTCCATCCAAACTAAAGTAAATATTTGTCCCTGAACAAGCAATAACCCCATCTGCATATACTGAAAGACCTATAATATCATTTGAACTATTAGGCCTTGTTCCGTCACCAAACTGAGAATATCCATTTATACGTCTATAACCGCCGTCAGGATCTACTTCAAAATTACGAAGTTTTATAGCTTGTCCTGGCTGACCAAGCATTTCAAACTGGTTTAGATTAGTATTTAATCCACCTTTACAAGAAATCCCAAATGGTTGTGAAGCAGCCATCAGAAGGAGATTCTATCGTCTTTAGCATAAACAGGGGTAGGCTCTAAAAGATTTGATCTCATACTACGGAGTCCTTTTTTATAGTCTTCATTAGCAAACGCCGCTGCCTGTGGATTATCCTTAAACTGCCAAATATAATATCTGGCTTTAGCTAATAAGACAGATGTATACATTTCTGGAAATACAATACTATCGTCATAAGATGATAATTTTGTAGGAAGATCCCACGCAAAGAACCAAACGCGATAAACCTTTTTAGGTATAGGGCTTATACCAAACTTCCGAGCATCAGGGCTTCTAAAAACAAGATTAGGCTCGCCCCACTTCTGAGTATCTGAATCATCTAAATTTTCAGAAAGCCTTCTAAAATCTTTCCATGCTTCAATTGTAGCATATCTAAGATTTCTAGCCACATAAGGAGCAGATTCTCCACTAACTCCTACAGTTGTAAGATAAAAATTATCCCAATCTATCGAACCATAATCAGCCGTTATACTAGAACTAGAAGCTTTTAACTCATACCAGCGCGTACCTGCTACAGTTTCTACATAAACATTCCCATACATAGGGTCTGTAGCGCCGCTTTCAGCCGTAGCTAAAAAGGGCCATTGGGGTTCTTCATTTACAATATCCCAATAAGCCCTATTTATAGCATCGGCTGCGTGTTTTTGAACGCCCACAGCAGATGAAAATGTAGAGGAAGTTAAGACAACCTCATTCAATTCTCGTAATAGTTCATTAGTAAGGTCTAAATATGTTGTTGCCATTACTCTGATTCTTTATTATTATCGACACCTTGCTTCGCGTCAGAATCACGGTTCTGATTATTTTCAGAATTTTCGTAATAGCCTTCCATATCTGTAATGTCCTTATAATTAACAGCACTACCGTATTTTAATTCAGGCATTTTTTTCTCCTGGTACTGGTTTCTTTTTAAATATTCTGTCGTAATTGCTTTTATAGTTTTCCATACTAGATCCAGAATATTGTCTACCTAAAAGCCCCAAACTACGAGTACTTTTACCCTTATGATTCATCACAATAGGATTTTTATCGCTTCCTAACTGTGTCATAATTAGCTCCTAACTTAGTCAGGCAATACGCCCAAATGCAGGAACTCAATTAAAAAAGTTACCGTTGTTGCTGCCGTTGCCAAATCAGCGCCTATCGGAGTTAGCCGAGCATATAGTGTTCGTGCTGAAGCTGAATACAATGTTGCCGCAATAGCAATAGCCTCAGACGTTGCTGGCCCACCTACGACACCTGCCGTAGTTGATGTACTAACAAACTGATTAGCTGCGTGACCATGTGAATCTTGAATAATATACAAGGGGGCATTAGCCGTCCAAGTAACCGCAGATCCACCATCATCTAGAATAGCTTCAGTAGCAATAAGCTGAGTGCCACCCGAAGATGTTCCTAATGAAAAGTCTACATCATTACCACTACCGCCTGCTGTAACAATATTGCCAGCCGGAATAGCAATCAGATTACGCAGAATCGTATCCGCAGGCTGTGTAAAGCTAACATCAGTATTAGTATCGTCTGTAACTGCAATAGTACCTGTAGTAACCGATGTCCAAGAAGTAACTACATTATCAGCAAGATCACGAACATCACCTGTTCTAGCCGAGTTTCGGCCTGTGTCTCTTATTTCAATAACTGGACTTGCCATAATTTTTCTCCATTTATTTAATTATAATAAAAGAAAAGGGAGCCTTTGCAGACTCCCTAATCTAGTTAGTTTAGTCAATACCATAGAACGCGGAAACCAACGCGCCAGCGCGAAGTACTTTAGCTCCATAAACATGAAGACCTCGTACAATGTCGCCAAACGAATCGGGATCACGCAGAACTTCAGTACTGGTAATCGTCTGAGCTGTTGCCGTAGACGAAATATGACCAGCAATACATTTACCAGCAGCATTAGATGTGCTTGCAATGTTATTAGACTTGTACATATTAAATCCACGAAGTTTGCCAGATGATACCAAACCGTTTCTGATCGAACCTTGACCAGCGTTATAATCGACTGACAAAAGTTTTGAAGCTGTACCAGAAAGAACTTCGTAGAAGTCAGGAGCAGCTACAAAAAACCGTCCTTCTTCTGGAATATTCTGATCGTCTAGAAGACGGGCCATACGACCCAAAACATCTATAGGATCGTGTTCTGATCCAGCAAAACCAATGTCTAGATTACCCGTACCATCAAAAGTACCCGCAGCAAGATCCGTTGCGTTGTCTGAACCTAGAACATGGTTCGGACTAGAAGCGGATACTCCTGCAAACATGACAGCGAGAACGCCCTCGTCAAAAGCATCTTTAAGTGCATAGGCTGCTGAAGATGAAGCTACTTCCCGCCAGTTCACGTGGGACATATTACTTTCAATGTCGTCCACCTTGAACTTAAAGGCATTAGCTGTATCGACAACGAGCGTCAACTCTTGGTCAGTTAGCTTTGTCTGAGTTACGTCTGCACCACGTTCGTACTGATACACAGTGATCTCAGGTTCTTTAATAATCTTTACTGAATCTCCAAAGTTGGCAATTTCACCCGAATAATCGGTATTTGTAATTGCTTCCGCAACCGATGATTTCCTAAAGAAGTTAAGAACCTTCTTAGAATAAACGGCAGGAAGGAAAAACGAATTGTTTTGACCACTTGTAGAATTAGCAAAGTTGGCATCAGTATCTGTGCTAGGCTCAAAATACTGATCAGATTGATTATATGCCATTTTTGATTCCTCCTAAAAATAATAGACAAATTATTTTACTACTCTGCCCTCGCTTACAGCTTGATTAATTTCCTCTTCATATTTATCAAACTGATCCATAGACATTGCAGTAATTTCCCGTTCAGTCCATATCTTCTGAGGTTGAGCAGCATCTACCGTAGTTGTCTTTGTAGAAACCAGGTCTGCTGCCGTCTCAGGAGTAGACTGTTTTTGTCGTGATTTTCTAGATTGTACAGGAGGGGTTGATATACCTTGCTCAAGCTTAAACAAATCAATCGCTTTACTCGCTAATTTAGCATCCATAGCATTTTTATATATCCAGTCTTGTATTTGTTCCGGTTGCTCTTTTGCCCAG